CGAAATCGAGCCAGACCCCGCCAAGAATCCCCGCATAGCATTGGAGAATAATCTCAGAAAGCTAATCCCTACCTTGCCAGTAAATTTGGGTGCAACTGAACTCATTGAGTTTATCAATGCAGTGCTACCTCAAAATGCGGAAACCGTAGTGGAGGAGCCTCAGCCAGAAAAGAAATCTCGCAAGAAAAAAGGCTTCAGCGAAAAAGTTCCCGAAGTACCAACCTTAGAAGATCTCACTGGGCAGCAAGTAACTCCTGAAGAACTCGCCGCAGTCAAAACTGCCGAAAAATTGATTGCTATTCCCGACGAGAAACTAACCGAACTACGTCCCGATCTTCTCACGATTGACGAGCAAGAACTTCAGAGGGCTTTAGCTGAACAGCAAGCCAATCGACTCACTGTGGTTAGCACTCCCGCACCCCCAGACGCGGATGAGCTGGAGGAATTAATTTGAGCCTAATTAACAACATCCTTTCCAAGTGGTTCGTCCCGCGATCGCAGCACGATAGTATTCAGAAACTTGCACGGACCTATGCTAAGCAGCTAGAAGACTACGAACGAGCAGTAGAAACCAAAAAGCTGTTTGCTAAAAAGATTGATTACCTTGGCAGGCTCTTGCTAGACGAAGGTTTTTCTCCGTCCGACATTGAGACCGACGAGTTCTATACAAAGCTGGAGTCGCAGATAAATTATATCCGTCGAGCTAGGTCTGAGATTGGATATAGGCTGGCAAGAGTTGGCACGAACTTTCTGTATGTCGAAGTGGAGTCCCCTCCATACGTGACCGACACAGAGTACACAAAGATCGAGAAAAGTGCCTATGATCTCCAGAGAGAAAGGCTTCAGTACCGCGAAGCTATTCGGGAGATTGGCGCGATCGCCCTACAGGATCAAGAATTTGAAGATCCTCCAAGCGCAATAACTAAGGAGGAGATTGATCGGATTCTAATAGCGATCGCTGATCTTCGTAGGCAGATTGCAAATCTCAAGGAAGAAAACACAAACCTTAAAGACCGAGAGCAAAACCATATTGAGTCTTTGCAGCTAAGCCAAAAAGAAGTCCAGAGACTTGAAGGCGAGCGCAGCTGTCAACTCCTCCGCCTTGACGAACTATCGCTAAGCCAAAAAGAAGTCCAGAGACTTGAAGGCGAGGTAACGGATCTTCGAGCGCAAGGCGAGGATCTAAAAGAGGTGGCAAGGGGCTACGCCAATGAACTTACCGACTTAAGGAGAGAAAAGATCGAATTAATTTCTAGGGCTTCGGTAATTGCTAATAAAGTTCGGGACGATATGGATCGCCTTGTAAACAGCCGTCTCCCTTTAACCTAGATTCCGATCTGAATCACCTAAAACAGGATTGCCAACGCAGTCCTGTTTTGCTTTTTTAGCAAATACTCCTGATTCAGTGGCGATCGCCTGTCAGATGGACATACGCGATCGCTATTGAATATGCCCAAAGAAACAGATCACCCCGAAGTCTACGTGAGACAAGACGGAGCCATTATTGATGCGCTCTATGAAGCTGAGTATAACAACAACTTACTCGCTCAGAACGATCTGGGAATGAACAACACGGGCGATCGGCGTAGATTAAGCTACAAAGCTCTTGAAGAGCTATCTAGAGATTGGCTAGGAAAGAAAATTGTCTCGGTGTTTCCTGATGAGGCAACAAGAAAATGGACTGAGATTAGCTTAGTCAAGGATACCGATCGCAAGATTGCGACAGCCTTTGAGCAGTACGAAGAAAGAATCGAAGCAAAGTACAAATTCAATAAAACTGACTGGCTAGCAAACATTTATGGTGGTGCAGCATTACTGCTAAATATTGACGATGGGCTACCTCCCAATGAGCCAGTCAATACGGCAAAAATTAAAACCATTAAAGGTATCTACGAGCTTGACCCGCAGGATATCCGCCCGTATTTCCCTAACCTTGACGCACCCTCGGATGACCCCGACTTTTATCAGGTCTTTTACTCCCAAGAATCGAAATCCAAGCTAGATAAGTTAGGCTCAAACTACACCTCGTTCAACCTAATTCATAAATCGCGGATTATTAGATTTGACGGTACTCGTCTTCCTCCAAGGTTACTGCGATCGACAGGCGGATGGGGCGACCCGCTAATTGTTTCGGCGCTCAAAGAAATTGCTCGCTACACAAAGGTCTCCGACGCAATGGCGGAGATGATTCAAGATCACACGATTCTTCTCCACAAAATGAAGAATCTTCAGAACCTGATCAAGCAAAATCTTGCCCAAGAAAAAGCTGCTGGTGGAGCTGCCACTACCAATGGAGTGCCAAAAGCTTTAACCATTCTTTCAGAACAGTTCCGCGCTATGAAGATGCAGATGCGGAAGCTAGGGGCGGTGTCGGTAGACTCGGAAGATGACCTCACCTATCTGGTGCGGAACTACCAAGGCTTGTCCGATATGAAGGCGAGCTTTCAAGAAGATCTGGTTGCTGCCGTGGGTATTCCCTACACAATGATCTTTGGGCGTGGTCCAAAGGGGCTGGCGGCAGGTGGTACTGGCGAAACCGAAGATCAGGTCTGGTCAAAAACCGTTGCCGCTTACCAAGAGCAGAACTATCGTCACCGCAAGTTGGATATGCTTTACAAGTATATTTGGCTCGCCCAAGATGGTCCCACCAAGGGCAAGATTCCCGATGGATGGTCTTATAATTTTAGACCTCTCTATGTAGAGAGTCGCAAGGATGAAGTAGCCAATCAAACTGCTCATACTAATATGCTTATCGCATTGCAAACTCAGTCGGGCGCTCTTACGAAGGATGAAGTTCGCGCTAGCCTCTACGGTGGAACAGAGTACTCCTACGAGGTCTCCCTAGACAAAGAAGCGTGGGAGAAGCTGAAGCAAGATGAAAAATTAGCCAAGCAACAACAAGAGCTTGCAGCTCTACAGGCGTATGGTGGCGACTACTTTGGTGATCAAGGAGCAGATCAAGGTCAAACAGATACACCTCCCGAAGAAGGTGTTAAACAGGACTCCATCTCGGCAGTAGAAATCGCTTCTCGGTTGTTTAAAGATTTGGACTCTCCCTTTGCTAAGATGTGGGTTGAGGGACGACTCAAGTAAATGGCAAAATTAACACTCGAAGATATTCAGAACTCCCACCTGCTCAGCAACACCTTGATTCGTGTCACTAACATTGTGAATACACAAGAACCAGTTGAGATCGAACAAGGATGGGCGGGTTTGTGGAAGGTACAGGCGATCGCCGACAAGTTCTGCCTGTACGCCGCCGACTCAGAGAAAGATGCTGTCAAAGCCTGCAAAGATTTAGGGTTAAAACTATGAAGCTCGAAGTATTAGAAAAGCTTGGCTACAGGACTGATGTGATCGCACCTAGCGAAATCGACATTCTGTTCGACGACGCGATGCAGTTACTCCGCGATCGCATTGACCAAGAGAACCCCGAATACCTAGAAAGGTTTGACGACGAGATTGCCGATATTGAGGAAAACGATTTACGCGATCGCATCTCCCAATTAGCGCAAGAAAACCTAGCCCCAGAAATTGAAAAATTCACTCAAGTGATTGGGCGAAAGCTAAAGCAGTGGCAAGGCGAGGGACTATCGCTGGAAGAAGTGCGCGATCGCATTGACTCTATCTACAAACTTGATGAGTATAACGACGAGGGTTTTTCTAACGGATTGGCGGAATGGTTGGCGATCGCCACATTATCTGGGCAGGATCAAGCTGGGTTTGCCTGACCCCCTAAACTCTTCTTTCTGAATCCCCCCCTAAGTATAGAGCTTTTAAAATCTGGCATATTATGGCTTTTGAAGGAGCAAAGAATAAGTTTGAGAGCACAGGTCAGCAATCTCCTGTCTCAATTTTTTGTGAGCATTCTCGTAATTCGTGTAGATCTCGTAGCGGTAATGCAGAGCCACAAACCATACTTTTGAATCAGATTCCCCTAATTTACAGTAAATAATCCAGCAAATCCCCCGTTGAAGCATGAATCCGCGATAGGGGCCTTCGGGGATCTTTTCCACTTCGCGAAGAATGAAATTACTCTCTTTAAAACGATTGACGATCGCCTTGATACACTCCGTTTGCTCTTGATTGAACTCCAAGGATAGTTCGGCGATCCCTGCGTCCATTACGGTTTGATTGACGATTTTTAAATCACTTAATTTTGTGTCAACCTCTAGAAGCATGGCTCTGTGTGCATTTGCCATAGCTCGAATCACCTGCATATTATTTTCGATTTGCTCGATGATTCGGTAAGGTCGAAGCAGTTGACTTTTGTAGCGATCGTACCATCGCTGACCCCATTTCCTCCAAGCGATAAGACCAATAATAAATATTGGGGTTGCCAATGGTGAGTAAGCAGCTATCTCCTTTGGGATATCCCATTGAAGAGGTTGCTGCACAGGTTGCCCTTCTGTCGCTTTTTGGTTTTGAGGTAAGATGGCGATCAATGTCTCCATAGGGTTAGCAATATATTGCGCTGTGATCGCTCGTTTTCGATATAACATGAGATTGTGTATGTATTTGCGATTCAATAACTGCTATAAGTACCTCTAGAACAGCATAATACGGTGTAAAACAGTGAGAGTTTGCCCCAAGGAATAGAGCCAAGAAACCTTGTCCACTTCACTCTCTTGATAACTCCAAGTCCACATACGATTGCCAATTGCCGCCGCGCCGTTGGTATAAATGTTTGTGGCAAAAGGTTCTAAATAATTACCGCGTACTGAGAACTTGAAGAAGCGGGAAGTTGCTTCCTTCTGGATATAGATGTAGCTCCCTTTCCAAGTGTAGTGAGAGCCACTCCCAAATGTTTCCGCACCGATATAGGTAATAGCTTCCCATGTACCTGCGCCGCCTGTACCACCAGCAATATCAAAACGATCTAACGTAGCTGTATTGCCACCTCTAAACGAATAGATATAGCGTCCTGCAAAAATATTGTTTTCGTTGTCTAGCTCTGTATTGTTAGTTTTTCCAATCC